TTACAATATCTCTTCCAGAAGCTGCACCTCTTTGTTCAAGAGTTAAAATTCTAACTGCTCCTGCTGTGAATTTTATCATATCTTCTGTTCCCGATCCTCCTGAACCAATTTGGATATGAGTATTACTATCATCAATACCAAAAATTTGATTTGTATAAATAATATTACTATCTAGTTGACTTGCACTTATATTACCTGATGCTGTTATATTACCTACTACATGTATATCATCATCAATAGTTATTACACTATTACCTTTTAAATATCCTATAGAAGCTGTAGTTGTTGTAAGTAATTCAAAAGAACCTGTATCACTACCTACTATTCCACTTGCAGTTATATTTCCTGATGCTGATATGTCTCCGTTTATACTTAAACCACCACTACTTCCAATACTTAAATTACTAGCAAATACTGTTCCACTTGCACTTATATCTCCTGAAGCTGTTATGTTACCCTCAGAACCTGTTACTATAAAATTAAGAGCGGTTATATTTCCACTTGCACTTACAGTGCCTGAAGCTATTACACTATTAATAGTAGATGTTCCACTAACAAATAAATTTGCAAATTGATCAGTTAAACTACCTAAATTATAAATATTATTAAAATTAGGTATTAAATCACTATTTAATCTAGCTATTGAACCTGTATCTATATTTGCTGTATCTATATTAGCAGTTCCATTAATATGTAGATTCTTCCATTCTTTTGATGGACTACCTAAATTATAAAGGTCATTTATATCAGGAATTAAATTTGAAGTTACATTGCCTGTAACTCTTAATTTATTCATAGACCCCGTACCTACAGTTGCTGTTCTGCTAGCATGTATGTCTCTAAAATTAAAAGCAGAACTACCTAAATCATGGGACCCCGTTATGTCAGGAATTATACTAGCTCCTACAATAATAGGACTTGATGATGATAAGTAAGAAATTGAAGCTGTTTCAGCTGACAAAGTACTACTACCTGTAATTACTATAGATCCTGAAAATGTAGTTGCGTAAATTGTTCCCCAATTTAATGTAGATGAACCTAAATCATAGGTGGTGTTGGTATCAGGTATTAAACTTGAACTTATAGCATTAAAACTAGCAACACCTATAGATGCAGAATCTGCTATAACACTTCCACTTAAATATAGATCATTCCAATTTGATGTTGAAGTACCTAAATCATAAGTGCTTGTTCCCCCACTTACAAAGGGTACAATAGAACCACTTACAGTTATATTTTGTGTACTACTACTAATACTTGTAATTGAAACTCCTTCATCTAAAGCTGATATAGATAAAGTACCAATAGTTGCTGTTCCACTTACATATAAGTCTTTCCACCCTAATGAAGCTGATCCTAAATCATAAAGATTATTTCCATCTGGAATTAAGCTTGAACTTACTACACCTATAGAAGCAGTATCAATTGTAGTAGCTGATGTGTTAGAAATTCTATCTATATATGCTATTCCATCAACATATAAATCTTTCCATTCTTGTCCTGAAGCTCCTAAATCATAAGTATTATCTGCATCAGGTGTTAAACTTGAACTTATTATTCCTATAGAAGCTGTGTCTGTGTGTGTTTCTTTAAATCCTTTTGAATCAGAACCTAATAAATATGTTCCACTATTATGAGGTATTAAACTTGAACTTAACATACTTAAGGAAGCTGTTGAAAAATATACATTATTCCAATGTAATGAGGGAGAACCTATATCTATAGTATCATTAAGGTAGGGGATTAAATTTGTACCAACATTAGTTACTTCTAACTGGCTAAAAGATCCAGTACTTGTTATACTTCCACTAATTACGGGTAATGTACCATCATATATGGCGAAAGATGATATTAGGTTTTTAAAATCCTGGGACGTTGGGATGTCTCCTGTTTCAAAAGAAGCACTTAATACCGCTGAGCTTGATAATATTGGCATGTTATTTTACTTATTTTATTATAAATATAAAAAAATTATTTATTTTTAATTTTATCTTCCCAATCTCTAAACATCATATTTCCTTTTAAATATGCTTCCATTTCCATTTTTCTCATATGGCCATCTTCTTGGGCGTATTTAGGTGAAGAAGCATTACCCATTTTTAAATCACCTCTTTCATTTTGGTGGTGGTGAATTAATTCATGGGCAAAAGACCTACAAATATCTTTGGGATGTCTATCCATTATATATAGTACAATAGATTCGTCCATGGGATTATAATAAGCTGTTTTTCCAAATATATTATCAGCATTTTCTTTATCTTTTGCAAGATAAAGTTTAGGAGTATTTTTAATATTAAATTTCTCTCTTGCTGTTTTATATATTTTCGATAGTGCTTCTTTTAATTCCATTATGCTTCTGGTTCTTCAGCTGGTTCTTCTGCTGGTGTTTCTTCTCCTTTAAATTCTTCTTCTCCTTCTACTCCTTTATTTAGGTTAAGTTTTGGGTCTGTTAGTAGTCTATTTAAGTGGTTTTTTGCTTCTGCTTTTTCGTTACTATCTCCTAAAAAATATTTTTTAGCTTCAATTTTAACCGCTAATGAAAATTTTTCATAAATTATAAAAAATGATTTTCCATTTCTAAGAAAAACCTCATATGAGGGAGGTATTGTATCTGCTGCTTTTAAATAATCAACATATCTAGTGATAGGATTCATTTTTAAATCTGATTTTAGTGCATTGATAATTTCTTCGGGGGCTTCATAAGAGGCTTCTATTAAAGATGAAATTTCTTTCATTATATATTCTTTAATTTTTACACCCTTTGTTGTTTTTGCATTTTTTATATTAACATCACCCTTAATATCATCAAAAGTTTTTGGATCTATACCTGTTAAAAAGTCTGTAGACCCATCTGCAAATGTAGTTATTACATTATCTTCTTCAAGATCATACATTTCAGGATTGTCTTTAAAAGTAATAGGTGCTCTTACATCTTTAACTACTCTAGTTAAAGCCATTGCTTGTTCTGGTGATAAATTATCAACATTAATGTCTTCCCAACTACTACGTGATTCTCTTTCAAAAGCTCCTTTTAATGATTTATTGGGGGATATTTTCATTATCATATTATATGCTTTTATTCCACTGTCTATAAGAGCATCTTCCTCCATTACTCCAGGTAGTCTACTTAAATTTCTTCTTTGCCCAGTTGGTTGGAAATTATCATGTGAACCATAGGAGGGTCTCATTTCTTCTAAATTTCCCTCACTTCTTGCAAATTCATAATCTAAATAATGATAAACCATAGACATGTAATCAGAGGCTTTTGTTATTTTAGCTTGAACCCATGATGGTAATTGTTCCATATCATTAAGCATACCATGAAGTTTTACAGCATATTTACCCATTTTGTAAAGTTGGGATTTTGCCATTCTGCCTTCATCATCAACGTAATCGTCTTTACCTATATCGTTTGTAAGATTAAAATTTTCGTATAACACTTCATTTATACTTTCTTTTATTAGTTTGTGTATTTCTGTTTTTTTCATATTAATATCTTGTAAAACGTGATCTGTTTGGGTTACCTATTGATTGTAATTTTTCCATCCCTCTTGTTTGCATTCCTTGTCCTCCTTCTCCGTTATTTTGTTTATTATAAAAATTGATTTCTTTTTCATCACTAGTAAAGGGACGTTGAGATTGTCTTGGATTTTGTCCTCCTTTAACAGGAGAACGAAAAGCACCCGTTCCTGTGTATTCTTTAAGGATATTTTTAATTAATTCTCTAAGTTCCTTTTTTGTCATTTTAATTTTTTTATATTTTCACGACGTATTTTAATTGATTTTTTTAATTCTTTTTTAAATTCTTTTTTATCAACTCCTCCTACCCATTTTTCAACCACACCATCTTCAGAAATATATCCTGAATTTGAGGTATTTATTACATCTAATAAATATGCTTCTGCTTCGTCTGTTATGCTATTAAGGTTTCTTTTTTTTAAGTTTAATATATATTCATTATATTTTCCCTCATTTCTAAGTTTATGTTCATAATTTATAACACAAGTATGACATTTTTTATTATTTTTATAGTTACTTTTATCTAAGTGATGTTTCATAATTTTACTACATTCAGGACAACATAAAGGTACAAATATTTCTTTTTTAATTGTATCTAATTTAGAAACAGTTTGTTTTATTCCATTTTTAATAGTCCATGTTTTTCTGTTTTCCTTCCAAATATCACCCTCTTTGTAATCTCCTATTGTTTTATTATATCCAATTTGTGTACTTGTGGAGGCATCAGTTTTACCCATAATTAAATTACGAGCTCTATTTACATCTTTTCTTTTAAATTCTTTTTTTAACATAACTTATTTTGTTTTTTTATAATTAGTAATATTACGATTCCCAAAAGGAATATTAAAACCATGAGGTTCTGTTAAGCCTAGATCCATATTAGCTAATCGTTCTGCTGAAAATTTCCCTACAATACCTTGAATTTCATATACATTATCTGAAATTTTTTTAACATTTCCTATTTTGGTTTCAAAAAAATCCCCTATTTCTTTACTACGTAGAATGTCTAAATCTGATATAGATTCTTTAATTACTTCTCTGATTATATTTTTTAACTTTAATTTTTTCATTATGATCCTGGTTTTCCTGCATTAAAATTATTTCTACTAAATTCTAATCTATCAACTAATTTAATACCATTTTCTGTGTGATCAACTGCTACAAATCCTTCTGCTTTAGTTACACGTAAAGTACCATCTTCATTGTCAATAAAATGTTTAGTAGCTACTGCTCTATCATATTTGGTAATAAATATAGACTTTGCTTCAGAGAGTAATTTGCTTACTTTAAATAAATTAAGTACTGTGTCTTTAGCTTTTATAAATATTTTTAACTTATCATTTAATTGTATTCTTTTATTATCTTGGTTTTTAGGAGAAATTTTTACTACTGCTTTTTCTATTTTTTCTTTATACCAATTTATAAATGTTTCAAATGATTTATTTGGGTCTTTTATAAATTCCCCTTTTCTAACTTCTGAATTTAAATAAGTATTTAATAAGTTTATTTTTCCTCTTTCAGAAATATCGTCAGGTAAGTTATCATAATCTACTTTAATTGAATCTGCTTCTTTGATTTTTTCTAAAATAAATTTTTCTTCTTTATCATTTAGTAAAATTCCTGTGTCATCTTTAAAGTAAGCATTATCAAACCAAACATCATTTGATTTATTTAAACCTTTTGTATCTGCTCCAAACGAGGCCCCACTACCACTTAAATCTTTATATGTTGTGTGAAATATAATTCCTATTTTAGAAGTTAATATTTTTTTACCTAATTCTGAATTTGCTTCAATAGCATATCTAATAGTATTTGGTTTAAATGTATAATGTGAAATTCCCTCTATATCTTCTGTCTTAACATCATCACTATCAAACATAAAATCTCCTTGTAAGATACCTTTTATACCTAGAGAGGGTAAATATTCTAAAGCTAATTTTAGTTTTTTAGCTAAACCTGGTGAGGGGCCATGGTTTTTATCTATATCTTGAGATGTGTAATTAATTTTTGGTTCTTTATTAAATACTGACTTAGTACCTACAAAAAACTTTCCATTTTCGGGGTTAATACCTGTAAATATAGCAGGTGCACCATCCCATTTTACAGAAACATTTTTTATTGTGTTGCTTTCTCCTTTTAAATTTTTAATTAACTCAAATAAAAAACTTTTTGCTTGATTAAAACCATCTTGTCCTTGAGTTAATATTAATTCTTCAAGGTGTGTTAGATGTGTATTTGCTTTTGTTTCTGTTAAGGCTTCATTTATTTGTTCTTTCCACCAATCTTTGGTAAAAATATTTTCTTTTCTCATTCTTTTTGTTTTTTCTTTTGAAGATTCTTTACGTTTTTTAATATACTCAAAAGCTGTATTTAATCGTTTTTTAACAGCAGGATTTTTTGCTTTATTTAAAGCTGCTCTTACTCTTTGGTGGATTAAATTTATTATTTGAGATTGACGTTTATGAGGTTTATTTTTAAAGCTAGTTTTATTTAAAGTATTTACTATATCTTGTCTTGTTGAAAATTTTACACTTACAGTATCTTTTGGGTTTTCATCAGTATATAATCTTCTGCCTGATCCTTTTGGTTTTTTACCTGTACCTATTTTAGGGTCCTTTTCCTGTAAGTATCCCATTTTTTTAGCTTGTTTAGGACTATTAGTAAAAGTATCGCTCGCTTGGTATCTTACTTTTTGCACTTGGTCTGCTTTATAAGGGGGATAATTTTCCTTTATATAGTTTTTTGTTTTTAACCAATTTTGTACTTTTTCATCATTATTTTGAGATACCATAAGTTGAAGATCTCTATATTGTTGTGGACCATAATCTAACTTTATTTTTTCTTTAAATTGGGCAAGAAGATCATACCCTCCATAATTTTCATCTAGGGGGGTATTATTGTGATTACATTTATGGCAAATAAATAAATCATCACCTCCATCTTTTATTTTCCAACTCCAACCACAATTATCACAAACAATATTATCTTTTACTATTGATTCTTTATTTAAAAGATCTTTTTCATACATTTTTCGTCTAAGAGTACCTTTTAGATAAGAGGGTACTTCCATATATTGATCTCCTTGTTTTTTAAGGTCTTTACTTAAACGTTTTAAATTTTTAGCATGTTTAGCTTTTTCTTGTTTATTCATCGTACCCATCATTTCACTAACCGCTGCTGGGTCTTCTACTGTTAAAGATATATCTGGGTATTTGTTTTTTAATGCAGCTACTGCTGTTCTGTTTTCTTGTGAATCATCTATAAAATAAACTGTTTTATATCCTTTCTTAATATGGTTTTCAATCCAGTCAGCTTTATCTTGACCTGTTACTCTACCTCCTACTTGTAATCCTAGAGGAACAACATAAGCGTCTAAACCTATACTTTTAAGATATCTAGTTACTGGATGTCCTATAGAACGAGCGGTTAGTATAGTTGTTTTTATGTTTGGTTTACTTAATGAATTTTTTAATTTATTTACAACTTTACTATTTGTAATAGCATCATTGATTTGTTTTTCAAATTCAGCAAAGTCATAATCAAAATTCATCATACTAAATTTCGCTTCCATTTTCTTAGAAACTTCTGGAAATTTGTCTGAAGGTATGTCTAATACTTTTTTATAATCTCCCTTTGGGCTTGTTATAGTAGTTCTGATGTTTGATTGGACTTGAGCTATTGTATCATCAAAGTCATATGTATGTAAGATTTTTCCTTTTTCTTCAACTTCATACATCCCACCAACGCCCCCTATGCCCGAAGCTGCATTATATTGTCCCCCTCTTCTATATTTATACCCAGGAGGAACATCATCTTTTTTTGAATATCCCGCTTTAAATTCACTACTTCTCATATAATCGTTTACTTTATCTTCTGGATTATATAAATCTTCTTCTAAATTTGTTGCTATATTCCAAGCTGCTTCTTCATCTACTTCTAAAGGTAAACCATCAATAAAGGATTCTTTATTATTATTTTTAATATAACTACGCATTAATCTACCTGATACTTCTTTACCTGTTCTAGATTTTATATCTTCTACATTAATAAAATTTATATTAATTTGTTTATTAAATTTTTTGGCATAAGTTGGTACTCTTACAAAACGTGGATCTTCGCTGTCTTTTTCTCCCTTTATAAAATAAAGCGTATCTCTATCTTTGGCTTCTAATTCTACAAAATCATAAACATCTTTTACAGGAGAAACACTTGCTTTTCTAATTTCAATAGGATCATTTTGGGTGTATAATTTCCATAATTGAATAGACATATCTTGAGTAATACCATCTCTTTCTTTAGGACCAACAAACACAATAACTTTGTCTGCTTGTTCGAGAGCTTCTTTAGCTGCTTTATAATGTCCAATGTGAGGTGGTTTGTAACCACCCGGATATAATGCGATGTTTGCCATTAATTACGTAGTTTTATTATAAATATAAAAAATTACAATAAGGCCATTCTCTTTTTCATTAAAGAGAAAGTAGTAAGTTCTGTAGCTTTATGTAGTAATTTTGTAAATTCTTCAAAACCTAATTCATTAGGGTCTTTTCCTTCCATTTCTATAAAATATACACATTTTCCATACCCAATAAAGATTTCAGCGTGTTTAAGAGCATCTTTAAGAGCATCATTATCTAATGCAAGATATATTTTTTCAACCTTAGATTCGATTATTTTTTTCATTAAATTTGAAGAAATTCTTTTTCCAAATAAAGGAATTGCATTACGTTTAATTGTCATGGCATCAAACGCTCCTTCACATAAAATCAACGGTAAATCCCAGTTTATATACATTTCAAAGCCAACTATGTCCTTCGTCGTGGGGGCTAACTTATGTTTGATATACGCGTTTTTATCGAATGATCTACCTACATAATAATTGAGTATACCATGGGCATCATATGAGGGAATTACTACCATATTTTTTAAATCACCTTGTTCACTGTAATGGATATTATATTTTACTATGTCTTGTTGAGTTATACCTCTTTGATCTAAATAATGTAAAGCATGTCTCGATAATACTGCGGATGAAGAAATTAATGGTTGTACATCTTTGGGTAAATTAAAAGTAGATTCTGTTTTTTTAAATGTTTGTTGTTTAAAATTATATTGAGAGTCGATTTCTTTTAAAGTTGAATAAATAGATGTAGATGCCTTAGTTTTTTTAAGTAATTGATAAGCTCTATGACCTTTATAACCACACACCCAACATTGAAATTTTTGTGATAATAAATTAAATGTAAGTTTTTTCTTATGGTGGTTACAAGAAGGACAATTAAATACAGCTTCATCACCTCCTCTAGCTGATTTGCTTCTACCTAATATTGATTCTAATAATTGTTTTAAAAGATCTTCCTTCATACTATTATTGTATGAAAAATGGGTGTCTAAGCAAAGTCTCTATCGAAAAATTTACCGAGAATATTGTCGTTAAGGTAAGATTTACTTTCAAGCACCCCAAGCGTGAACTGATATTTACATTCGATATAAGTCAATTCTTTTTTATGATAAGCAATTTCTAAAATTTCTCTTGTTAAATCTTCTTCATTTGCATCTTTAATAAAGCTATGTGAACCATAATAAGTTTTCCAATCACTTTCTTTAAGTACTCTTTTATAAATAGGGGGTCTGCCTTTACCTTCCCAAAGTGCTTTTTCCTTTTTACCTAATTTTTTCTTTAAATTGTAAATTAAGGATTTTTTACCAATGTATTTTTTGTTTGTTGGTAAATGGGTTGTTTGATAAACAAAACCATATGCATTGTTAGGAAGATCAGAAATCTCATTGATTTCTGATCCCCTATATAACCATTTTATCATATATTATTTTTAATTATCTAAATCTGTACCAAGTATAGCAAATGAAGCTGTAAATGGTGTGTCATCTGCTATTACTTCACCACCTTCTGCATCTGTAAATGTAAATGATGCAGTGCCCGCGCTTGCTAATATATTTAAGCTAGACATTGATAAACCACCAATTAATGTATGATCTCCACTAATATTACCCATTATTACTGAGTATTGATTTATAGAATTATTTCCAACTGTAAATATACCTGAAGTGTCTCCATCTGCTACTGCTGCTTGCATTTGGCCTTGAACTGTAAATTTATGTCCAAATTCATGACCACCACCATCAGTATTTAAGTGGGTAGCATCTTTTGATGGTAATATTGTATTTGGCATATGGAATCCACTTCCGCTTATTACTCCTGAAGCTGTTATTTCTCCTATTGTTCCATTTATTGTTACGGTTCCCGTTCCAAATGTTGTGTTACCTAATGTTGTTGTTCCATCTATTATTAAATCTCCACTTGCACTTATACCTCCTGACACATTTAAAGTAAATAAAGGATCTGAAGCTGTTTCATTTCCAAGACTTACACTACCTGTAACATATAATGATTGTTGTCCTACTTGTGTAACTGCACTAGTACCATGTTGGCCAATTTCTACACTATTAAATGATCCAGTTCCTGTATTTCCTGAACCTGTAGCTACTATATTAAGACCTGTTATTGTGTCACTTCCACTTATAGCTCCTATTACTCTAAGGAGTTGATTATTATCAGTTGTACCAATTTGTGTAACAGTAGCTGTGGTAATTATTTTTTGAATACCAGTCACAACAAGATCTACTTGACCATCAGCGTTTCCGTAGATAAAATCATTTCCACTTATTCCATCAAAATATAATTTACCATCTGGCTCTAAAGAAAAATCACTTGCACTTACAGCTCCTGATACATTTAATGTTGTTGTTGGAGTTAAATTTCCTAATCCTACACTACCTGTAACATATAATGATGTTTGGCCTACTTGAACTTCTTCACTTCCAATTGTTGCACTATTAAACGAACCTGTTCCTGTTCCTGAACCTGTTGCTGTTAAGTTAAGACCTATTATACCTGCACTAGCACTTATTGCTTGTGAGGCTGTTATAGATCCTGATGGTCCTAATGTTGTTATATCACCTGCAACTTCTACTATTGCTGCTGGTACACTTATACCTGAACTACCAAATCTAAATGATCTACTACTACCATCAAAAAATGCAAAATTTGTTCCTCCTTCAGTAAATCTAAAGTCTTGAGCGTCTCCTACTGAGAAAATAAGATCACCAGCACCACTAATTTCTGCTTCTCCTGTTACTCCTCCATTATTCATGAATATTCCTTCTGTGTGGAATTCACCAAAGGATCCTGTAGATAAGAAACTTGATGTTAAATCTCCAGACATTGTTATATTACCCTCAGAACCTGTTGCTATAAAATTAAGAGCGGTTACATTTTCACTTGCACTTATATTATATGATGATGTTATGTTTCCATAAAGTTCTAAAGGTTGAAGTAATGGGGTTCCTGTATTTCCAATTTGTAAAATAAGTCCAGATGATGTTATGATTTTTGTATGACCAAGTCTATATCCTCCATGTACTACATCTAAACCTATTGCTCCCGAAACAATTTGTATACTAGATGCTGTTATGTCACTAATATATAAATTCCCACTAGAAGTTATGTCACCTGAAGCTGTTATAGATACTACTGATATTGTGTCTGTTTCTATAGAGCCCGATATTGTGTTTGCAAATAGTGTATTCCAATTTTTTGCTGCAGAACCTAAATTATAGGTGTCAGTGGCATCAGGAATTATACTTGAGCTTATTTCTGCTCCTAAAGAAACTGAATCTGTGTCTTCATTTCCTAATGTTATATGACCATTTGCTGTGATGGATCCACTTACAAAAAGAGAACCCGAAACACTTACAGTTCCTGTAGTGCCTGCTAGTGGGGTTATGTTGTTTACGTTTAAATTGCTCATTGTTTGTTTAATTTATGTATTTTGTTCTACTATTATAAATATATGTTCTTTTTAAAAGGATTAAATTATTGTGAGTTCTTTTCCTATATGACTACGCATCATGTTAGTTATTAATACATCTGCTCCTACATTTATGGAATATTCAACTCCTTGTGATACAGTAATTGATGGATTATAATTACTAACCCAAAGAACTGCATTGTAATCTTCTAATACTGTTGTGCATGAGGATATTGTTGTCATGTTTCCAAGAGTACTTGCTCCAAGGAATCCATAAACTTCTGATGAACATCCTTTTACATTTAATCCTGAAGAAGATACTGTTCCACTTGCACTTATTATTGAAGCTGTTACTGCTTGTTGGAAAGTTGTTCCTCCCTCAACTATACCTCCATCTTTTATATTTAACGTACTGTCAAATATATCACTGAAATTAGCTGCTGATGGTTTGTCTCCCTTTTCAAAAAATGATTTTAATACTGCTCTAGATTGTGAAGCCATGTGTCCTTTTTATTTTTTATTGTTATGTGTATTAATCAATACTGACAATACATATTTAAGAATCCCACCTCATTATAAAAGTAGTATCTGTTTCGTTGGAAGTTCTTATTGGTTGGCCTAATTTACCAACTACTAGTAATTCTCCATTATCATTATATAAACCTATTGTTGTTACATATGGTTTAAAAAGAGAACCTGTTGTGAAATTAGCTACTTCATAATTAGAAGTAGAAGGTATGTCTCTTGCTGTTATATTTAGGGTATCATTAAATTCTTGTTCATCAACTGTACATTGATATTCATGTTCATACACTAAATGGGAACCCTGAAATTGTAATACATCTATACCAAATTCTCCATCTGCATCTACTGTGAAACTTTCTCCTATTATCATATCTCCTACTGTGTAACTTCCTAATATTTCTTGATATTTTGGGTGAGTTATAACAGCGAATCCATTTTGATAAAACATATTACCTATGTAAGGAGAAGCATTTATACTTTCAGATATAAGTTGAATGGGAAGAGAACCATTAGAACTTGTAGCATTAAAAGATCTATCATAAATATTAATATTACTTAATTCTCCATGATAAAATTTATCTATCTTAATATTAGTAGCTTCTGTTTCACTTTGGTTACCTTTTGCTCCTATATATAAATTTGCTCTATTTTGGGTTGGTTTTTTAGTTAAATCAATTGATGAAGTTGCTAAATGGCCATCAATATACATTTCCATTGTAGAGGATGAATTTTGACATAAAACATGAAATGTAGTATTGTGGGTTTGTCCTATACTACTTGTTGCAAAACTAGAAACAGAAACTGTTTGTTCTCCATCTGATCTGTCAAAGAATATTTCGGAACCCGACATATAAATTTCAAAAGGAAATTGTGTTTCAGAATTTATTTCTAATGTTTGTAAATTGCCTGGAGAATTTGTATTTAATACTGCTGATCCTTTTCCTGCTCTTGTTGTTATTGTTGGTGGTATTATGGTTTTTGTAGTACTCTTAGAAATAATATAACGTTTTTTATCATCCATTTCTACTATTAAAGGTTCTTTTCTAACCATTAAAAAGGCAGCAGGGGAATTATGAGTAGGAGTGTCATATATAACATTAGAAATTCTACAAGTTACTTGATGGGAAGAAAATGGTGTATCATCTTGAGTAAAAGTACTACCAGGTATGCTTATTCTATCCCCAATTTGATATCCTTGACAAAAAGGAATACTTGATTCATTTATAGTAGCTTGGACTAGATAGCCGGGACCCGGATTCTGAAAATCTAAGAAAGTATTAATTACATCATGTGTAACAACTAAATCTAAATGTAGTCCTGTTCCTTCAGTATTTTGTTGATTTACCTGGTCAATAGAGACATTTTCAATAACTGCTTGATTTATAGGTATACTTGAATTTATTATAAATTGACCTTCATCACCACCATAAACGGAAGACTCTACTGATTCTGACAAATTACTGGAAGGTGAATAATAACCCTCACCTCCTAATACTGCCCCCTCTATAACAGTTGCATTAGTTCCATCCTCATTAATGGTAAATATAGGTGGATGGTCTTCATTGTTTATAATATCACCTACATCATAATCATAAGTAATTCCAGGAGATTGTGCTATTTGCTGATTTTGAGAAAAATTATCTATTTCTATACCTATTATTTGAGGGGCTTTATTTAGAAATTCTATAGGCATCGGATAGTAAGGTAAATTACTTTGTGGAGTTAAAGTTTTTGTCCCTCCAACAACTTGAGATGTTGCCCCAAATAGACTTTCTACATTGTTAAGACTTCGTTGACTTGATACTAAGGTATAAATTGATTGTGGTCCATCAGCTAAATTTGTTGTTATTTGGAATGAGTTGTATTTTTCCCTTTGACCAACAACTTGATTATTTGGAATACGTGGAGCTTTAGAAGGTACTACTAATACTTCTTTTATTGTTCCTAATACATCATGATGTCTAGCATTACTAGTGTAGAAAATTAAATCCTTATCAGGATCATCTAATAAAGTATTTCTTCCCTGACCAGTAGTAAGGGTTTGGTTAGGTGACTCAGAAGCTAAACCTGTGAATTGATTTTCAGGAGATTGGAAAGTACCACCACCAACCATTATACCTAAATGAGCATTATTTTCTAAAAAACCTCCTTCACCATAATCTCCAGTAGCTTCTCCAAACCAAGGTGATATTATGGGAATACCTTGTAAACCATCTATGATATTGTCTGGAATATTTCCTACATAATGTGCATATCTAGGATATGTACCTACAATATTAGCATTAAATGTAGTCCCCATTATATTCTGAGAATCAGTAAAAGGTGAATTATCAAAACCAGGAACAGTATAATGTTGTGGATAGCCTATTGGGTTTAAAGTGTCAAAAGCTCGATAAATTTGATTCATTTCATCATAACTAGGTAACCACCAATCTTCATAACCTCCAACAGTAGCTTCTTTAACTGCTTTTATTACGGGTAAATGATCAAAACCTAATGTTGGATGTATCCATTCTTCTGTGTTTTTTTCTCCACTACCTAGTTGAAATGATCCAGATGCAAATGTTGAAACTTCAGCTGTGTGCATAAGAAAGTGTCTCCATTTTGGTTTGCCAAAAAATGATTGACCCCCAATTATGGATTCTTCTTGTGGATTAGGTTGTGAAAATGAAGAAAATAATGAGCTTTCATTAAAATCATTTGGGTCTGCAAGTCGATCTGTTACTTTTCCTATAGTGTTAGAAAAAAGATTTGAAGAATCAGTTCCAAGAGTTTCTAATGCTTCAAAGTCTAATGTGTGTCTAGCAAATACATTAGAAGGATCATTAAAATTTAATGAATCATTAAATTCATAATGGTTAAATCCTGAAGATGTAGCAGAACCTGATAGGTTAATTGAAGGGAGGGAAGGTGAAAGAGAAAATGCTGGAAAATTATCAAGTGATAATGGTTCATTAATAGATGCCTTTATATTTTGAATGTCTGGATATACTATATATGCATATGTTATAGGTTGACCAGTACTATCTAAATCAGCACTTTCAGATACGGCGAATACAATTCCTCCCCCATAATAATCTCCTATTCCTGGTGGGTTAATATTTACAGATTTGGGTCTCATATAAAAAGAAATAGAAAAATCATCTTCTCTATTAAAATCATATTTTATATCATCTGGTGATACAATAAAAGATCCTGTTGGTGCCATAAAATTAAGACTTGAAAATCTACTTTGTGTTATTTCTAAAGATCCTAAAGAGGATGTTGAAAATATTATATTATTAAGACTTAATTTATTAAAAAAATAACTGTCATCAACATCTAAAGAAGATGTTGGTGTTGTATACATAGTAGCTATGGGTGAGGTTATATTTACTAAATTAGAATAATTAACAGTTTGAGTTTTAAGAGCATTAGGGTCAACTGTTCCTTGTCTGTAGAATTGTTTTATTACTTCATATGGTTGGCCTTGTGGGTCTCTAAGCTTTATAGCATAATCAGAGAAAATAGTTAGGTCATAAGATTTAAATCCTTTAACTGGATCTAATCTGAATATATTAGATCTAACATCAAGAGGATAATCGTTTACATTAGTTCCACTAAGTATTAAATTTCCTTTACCATCATCTACTATATTATTGTTAGCTGAAGAAATATAGAGTGAAGTGGGTTTTATTTCATGTCCATACAATCCTGAAGGTATAGAAAGTATATTAGCCCTTTCATATAAATCTCTTCTTTGTTCTAAATAATCAAAATTATCAAATCTATTAGCATGTGATGTTTTAAAATCTTTATAAAAAAGATGATCTATTTGATTATATTTAATAGTATTAATAGGATCAAAAAGTCCATCAGGATTAGTGCTTGCACTACTATAAAGAGAAATTGATTCTGATGTCCAACGAGAACTAAAATGTGTTACTTTATTTTCGGATGCTGAAGAAGATACAAAATTATATTGTTTATGAGCGTTAAAAGGGACTAACGCAAAGTCCTGGGCTGTAAACTTTTTATAAACTGACATTCAGATAACATTATTAATAATCTAATTTCACTCTAACTAGAGCTTCTTTTGTAAAATCTTTTGTAATAGGTTGACTTAATTTTGCAACTGCTACCATATCTCCTGCATTATTAAACAAACCAACTGTAGTTATGTAAACTGATGGGTTGTCTATCATTGAATCAAAATTTAATGCTCCTGTAGTGTCTACAAATGAAGGATTTGTTGTGTAGTTATATTCTAAATTTCTGGCTCTTACAAAATAAAATTGAGATGTTACTTTTTCTTCACTGTCTAATATAAAAGTATCACCTGAAGGATCATCTTCATCACCACCAGATGTACCATCTCCACCAATTGAACCAGACATTGTATTTCTTAAAAGTTGGTGATTTCTATTAGTATTTGTAGATACTGCAGGATCTTGAGATGCCGATAATGCACCCGCAAAATTATCTGCATTTAATAGGATAACTCCTGCATCTGGGTAAAATAAACCATATGAAGAACTATTATTTACTTGACCTAAATTAGATCCCGACATTATACCATTAGCTCCTGACACTATATTAAATTGTCTTCCTAAGCTAGTTTGTGTTGATACTCCTCCTTGTGTAACACTATCATCTGTTAATTTTATTTCTCCAACGCCATCAAGGATACTAGACGCTGAAAGATGTAAATTTAAAGTTCCAGGTCTTAAATTATGTTTATATCTAGATCTATTAACATTTATAACATAAATATGATTGGGAATGTGTGTGTCAAATTGAAAAAATGATAATTCATCATTAAATATTAACTGTTGATATTGACTGTATATTACTTTTGAAGCTCCTATTCCTAATGAACCTGTGTTGTCTGTAAATGCGGGAGATCCTGACCCAAATCTATGTCCATAAGCTATAGAACATTGAACTTCAACTGAACTTGTTAGATTTTGTGTGGGTTCATTATACAATTCAATAAAAAATTGACCAGAGCTAGTAGGTGAAGTAAAATTAGCTTGTATTGAGGAAGTATGTTGGTTTTGGAAATTATTTAAATTATTTGTCCAAGTTGAGGTTACAAGTTTTTCAGTTGTTATTACTTTGTCTCCTGGTTGAAATAGTGTTAAACTCATTTTTTAAATTTTAAGGGTTAGGATGTAGCTACTCCTGTAGTAGATGCTCCTGAAGTTGTTGATGATGTTTTAGATACTTCTACAGGTATAGTTAATCTAGCTCCTGTATCCAATCCTTCAACGGTTAAAGTTGTTATTAATTTATTATTTGTTCCAAATAAAGAAGTACTATTAATAGCAGTTATAGATATGTCTGAACCTACTACTGTTTCACTTACTGCTGTTGATGCATAAGGTTGGGTAGTTGATGATCCATTTGTTCCTCCAGCTGCTACAAATTCTCTTACTAATCTTCTATCAGCTATTGTAAATCTATATGCACTTTCTTTTTGGTTAACATTTGACCCACCAAAATTAACTGTTGATGGAGAAAATGTTTGACCCGTTCCTATAACTAAAGAAACAAGTGTTGGCATACTTCCTATAAATGGAATTACTGAGGTTCCTCTAGATAAAGTAACTAATCTAGATTTCATTATATTAGTTTCATCTGGAATAGCTTCAATTAAAGGCATATTTTCAATTGCTTCTCCTGAATATTGAGAGCCATTTGGGTGGTTTTCATTGAATAAAGTATAATCTATTTCATCATCACCTAAAGCAAATTGAGTTATATTAAAAGAACCATCATTTCTTGCTAATAATTCACGTCCTCTTTTTGTTAAAATTGCATCTACTGTAATTGAACTGTTGTCTAAATATCCCATTGTTATTGTGTTTTGTTATAAATATAAATGTTTTTAAAAAATTGTAATTTTTCTTATAAATCTGGTGTTGGTGGAGATGTAGTTGATGTTGTTGAATCTACAATTCCTGATTTTTCTAAATAATATTCTACATTTTTTCTTATGTCTATGTCTAAAAATTCAGGTAAAATAACTAATCCTTTTTCTCCAATTCCATCAAATAATTCTGTGGGTTTGTCTATATCTACTATTAGAGTGTGATCTTTGTCTAAAAAAGAAATGTCATATGTAAAGGCTTCACATCCTGTTTTTCCAAATTTTGTTTCAATTGAACCTGAATAAAAATTGTCTTCATTGTTAAATGTTGATTTTATAAATCCAGAGGTTTGGTCTTGGTCTGCTGTTAGTGG